AGTTTTTGCTCAGTAAAATCGAATTCGAAAGCCATTATTTTTTAGCCACTAATCCAGATACTTTAGCCCATACTGCTTTAACTAAAGCTACTGATTTATCAACGATTAGTGTTGCTTTTTCTGGGTATTTAGCACCAAGATGAGCGCCTACTAAAAATACAATAATGTTTGTTAACATGTGTTTCTCCTTTATGGTTATTTTTCTATATTGTCTTCATATCTCAACTTAGCAAGAATATAATCCTTAACTAGAGATGAGCGAACTATGTCGTCAACGGTAAACTCAATACGAGTAAAAGAACTCATATGCTGAGCGATATCAAAAAATTTCAATATACCACTAACGTCATTTTTCTTTTTATTCAAGTCGGTTTGGCGATAATCTCCGCACCAAATGATCTTTGAACGATAACCAACACGAGTCATAACTGTGTCGATCTCCTCATAGGTCATGTTCTGCATTTCGTCAACGATAATAATAGCGTCGTCAAAAGACATACCTCGAATAAACGAAGTCGATATAAACTTAACGTATCCTTGTTCCTCAAGCCGATCCCACGCATCTCTTCTACCAAATAAGGTATCACAGATTTGTCGGTATGGCTGTTCATATATTTCCATCTTCTCTGATACGTCACCGGGAAGATGGCCCATGTCGCGAGATTGTACTGCTGATCTGACGACAATGATCTTATTGAATGGATTAGATTTGTCTAATACCTCTTCAATAGCTTTATAGAGAGCACAGAATGTTTTACCAGTTCCAGCTACTCCATGTAGTGCTATAAAATAGTCTCCTATCTTATAGGCATCAAAGAACTTCTTTTGATTTTCAGTTAATGGATCAAACCTTTTTAACTGTTCTTGTTTAATTCTTAAACCATTACTAATATGTTGCTGTGGGTGTTCAACTTGCGCAGCCTCCACAATGCTATTATCCCGTTTATTTCGGGCCATATAGATCCTTAGATATATTTACTAGTTTTATTTAACGTGCTTCCAGGAGTTTTTTCATGGATTCGCTGTAATACTTCTTTAAATCCACCATCAGCTTTATGGATACCTAATCTGACTGGATCGATTAATGGGTTAAGACCTGTGATTAATGGTTCAAGATTTGGGTTAGCTTCAAGAAACTCTGCTTTTGCAGCGATACTCATAACTCTCTCAAATACCTCACCAGTATCTTTGTTTCTAAAATCATATGTTGGCATAATTTTCCTTTATAGTTTTATTTATAAAGTTTGGAACTGGTCTTTGCTTCCAATTAAACATTCTTTGCTTTTCACCATTATAGTAATTATGATATGACTGAATTGAGTTTCCTGGTATTTTATATTGATCAGGCATGGCTGGAGTTGGCTCAGTAAATTCTCCATTTGGTATATTATTTGGAAAATATGATAACTTCTCAACTAAACCAATCTGTTCACATTTGTGAACCTTGCCATATCGATATGTATATTCTTTACAAAGAGATTTTAGTAATAGAGATAACCAATAATAATTCATTTTATTCTGTCTAGCCCATATAGCTGATGGATGATTAGTATGAGTTGCTGTATATATTACAGTATCTCGATCATCCGCCAACTGCCATCGTTTAATACTGCGACCAGTTTTTGTTTTACCTTCTATTTGAATACCATCCAATATCCTATGAGCTGTTGAAAGTAATTGGCAAGTTTCAAGAATCATCTTGACGCAATGTTTATCAACATGCATTTGTGCACACGTATCTGGATTATTGTCTAGATAGAATATGTTCATTTTAGAACTTCCAGTCTTGGAGTAGTGTTACTTGCAGGACTCTTGCTTTATAGGTCCCGTGTTTTGAGTGTCGGTTGATAATGTACATGATCTAATAACCACCTTTTCATTTTCAAATTACCACGTTCTTGAAGCTTATAGGCTTCTAATTCCCATGGTTGTTTTCTATATATGTATCTATGCTTATCGCCTTCCCAACTAAAATACTTAGTACGAACATTATATTTTAATTGACCAGATATAAATTGCCTGGCATGGACTAGCTCGTGAGCTATAGTCTTACATATACTGCTTCCTATCATCTTGGCATTTAAGTCAATACGAATATCATCATCAGTTTCAACATCACAGCTACCTAACATATCTTCAGCTTTATAGTTCTTATAGTGAAAGTTGAATTTGATGTTCTTTGTTGTTTTTGGATATTTCTTTTTTATATCCTTGATTAGAGTCTTTTCTGCTGCTATGGCCGCTTTTACGTAGGTTCTCAATGCTCTATTGGAAGATTCAGATACTGCTGGTGAGCAGTATACCGATATAGTATCAGATTCGTAAAGTAGAATTTGCCTAATCATACTAGTATTGTACAACAATCTCCAATTAAAGTAAACGACTTTATAAGTTGTTGATTCGTATAGCAAATGATATTTAACCTAGTGCACCAGGATTCACAATCAAAGAAACATATAGTTTCCTATTATATTTATCTAAACTAGTTACCTTGTGCTTCCGGTACAATGAAACCGGCTGATTCTACTAATTTACGAGTGATCTTTTTATACATCTTATTAAGCTTTTGATCCTTGATTGCTATAATAAGTTTAGCCTCTGAAGGATGGACTGACTCTAATAATGATATGAATAAAGCCTCACGCTTAATAGGTTTTAAGTCCTTGCGCAGAAATACATAGAATCGTCTAAGTTCCTGTGTAAGGATAGCTGGATTCATACCAATAGGAGCAGCATCTGGTCTATATGGAGGCTCGTCTTCAGGAAGAAGAAATTTCTTCTCAGGTAAGAATGCATATTCAAATACAATCTTAAGAGCAGAGTTTCCTCTATACTTAGTTTCTAATAGTTTTGGTTCTGCATTGATCTCGTCAAGCATTTCTGGTAAAAATCTGACTGCCATTTTAAAAGTCCTCAATTTCGTCGAGTAATAATCGACATTGGTTTTTAATCAAATAGTTCATAATAGAATTTTTATCACCCTTAGGTTTAGTATTCTCATAAGTATATATAATCATTTTATATAAACTTTCAGGAATAGAATCAAAATTAACTAGTTCCTGATTTCTCTGATAGTTTCTTTTTTCGCTATCGTTCTTACAAGCTTCGATTCCTTTTTCAAAGAATTCAGGTAGACGTTTAGATGAGAACGGTTTTTGACGCTCTCCACTGACAAATACATCATCACTTGATAGAATATTTGGAATACCGTCTCCAGAATCTCCTTTGACGATATGAGTAATGGTATACTCATGAACTTCTTTTTTATTAGCTTCAACAAATTTCTTTTGTATTGGTGACCACTGACGAACATTATCGTTTCGTTGTAGTTGAATAAAGTCTTTATCAGATGAGACAATCAGGATCTTCTGTGGTGATTGAAATAATCCTTCTTGTACTAACATATTAGTCTGAGACCAATTAGTCAAACATGCTATAATATCATCAGCTTCTGCGGTATCAATATTAAGAACTTTATAAGGAAAATTTTCAATCAGATCTTGTCTTAATTCTGATAGAGTATCAAATATTAAAGTCCAATTAAGATCAGACTTCTCACGATTAACTTTACGCATGGCTTTATAATGTGGGAATACTGTTCTTCGCCAGTAGTTTTGACCGTCACATGCAATAACTACTTGACCATATTCTTTACCATATTTTTTAGCATATGATTTAATAGTAGCTAATGTTGTATGTCTAATTAAGTTCTTTACCTCAGATTCAGATGATTTCTTCAGATCATCTTGAAATGGCATAATGTTACTTAAAGCAATCTGACTATAATCAAGAATTATCATTTAATTTTTTAATTACCTCTTCAATAGGTTCTTTAACTATCCATGTTAAATCTTGTCCTGCATAAATTGCAGTTTGTAATTTCTTTTTCTTTTTATCATCTGGATCAAGTGATTCAAATATTGATATAATCTTATCTGAATTAATAGCTATCTTATCAGATGCCGTTGTAGTATTTGCAAGTGTAAATAATACTATTTTCATTTAAATGCTCCTATTAAAATCATATCACCATTAATTCTGCCATTAGGTTGGGCAGATTTTGCCTTGATTTCTTTAATAGCAGAGTTTAATGCTCGTTTGCCAATCTCAGTTGTCTTAAAGAATTCTTCTGGTTTACGAAGAGTCTTAGAATCAGATCTACCAATATCATAATTAATAATTGTAGTACCTTTGACTGATAATGTTTCTCCATCTGCTGATGTATAGTTAATCAGTTTACGATTCTTTGTATTATAAACCCATAACTGATCTGCTCCAACAATATTTGCTGGATCAATAGATTTAAGATTAATTTCTATAAGTTCTCTCATGTACTTAAGTTTCTTAACAATAATTGCAGGTGGTTTTGCCTTAACAATTCTAGGTTTTTTTGCAGTAACCTGATGTTGAGCACATCCATCAATAATACCTTGAATAAAGTCTCTGAACTTTTTAAGCTCTGTCTTTGTGAAGTAACTGTAACCCTCAACAAGTTGCTCGTCTTCGCCTTTGATAGCTTCTTCAACCTCATCTAGAGTATTCTTATAGTATTCACCAATTCGTTTAGCAACCGCACCAGCAATGTTATTACTTAATAGATGAGCCTTGATATTAAAGTCAGATGATTTTGTCTTGACAAACTTGTCGATAGCATAATCAATTTCTTCTGAATTTGTTCTTGCAGTTTCAATAATACGCTGTTCGATTGAAATCACTGGAGCCTTTGGTTTATCTTCTTCAATAGTACCTGTATTATATGTATGATAGATCTTAATCATCTTTTGCATCATTTCTGACTGATGAATAGCAGATAAGAATCCACCATTATTAAGAATCATTACTAATGAACCCATTGAAAGTAATTCATAATCAGGTACATTATTAACAAATACTGGAAGTAAATCTTCAAAAGATACATCTTCAAAGGTATGTGCTAAAGGATCCTTAGACATCTTTTTAATGTAGTTTCTAACTGCATTTGCTCTAGTAGTATTTTCAGCATTTGTATTATAGTAGCCAAGAGCTGCCATTAAGGTTGATTTATAATTTTCTTCTGTAACTACTGGAGCTCCATCGCCTTTGCCTTTAGCAATAGCTTGAGCTTTCCATGATTCTGTAACTTTAGGTTTTTTAGTTGCCATGATTTCCTCAAATTTAATTTGACATAGTCATTATAACATATATTCAAATTAAAGTAAACTAACTTTAAGAAGCAGAGTTCTCATTAGTTGTTACAGTTTGGTATAGATCTTCAAACTCTTCATTTAAAGCAACCTCTTGATCAAAGTTCTGTTTATGATAGACCTTAATGATCTTGCTGATAGTTCTCTTAGGGATTTGATATGTCTCATAAAGATTATCAACGATCTCTTTAATAAGATCTTTTTCAGCATCAATTCGAAGCATTGAATCGCTTGCTTCTTGAACAGCACCTCGAATTTGTTTTTTGTCTTCTTCTAATAATTGCATTTTATAGTCCTTCTACTTTAATGATTGAATCCCAACGGAATGATCTCCACTCAAGTTTTTCAAGATCAAATACTCGAGCAACATCATTACTTAAAACACGTGGTTTTTTACCTTCTTCAGGTTCAACATGTTTTGGTCTTTTGTCTTCTGGGATTTTTGCTTCAGATAAGGTACAAAGCATTTCGCGTTGTGTGCCATCTTTTTTGGTAAATACTACAGTAAGATCAGTCTCATGTAGTTTCTTTTTGAAAGTTTCTTGTACATCGGTTAACTTAAAGTCTAACATAATTTTACTCCTTTATCAATTTACAGGTACATTATATCATAAAAACTAATTAATGTACAATAATTTTTAAAGTGCACTAGGTAAAATAGAGGTACCTTAGTTTAACCCCTCTAATGCACTTTAAAAAAGACTCTCGGAACTACCGTTACAACAGTAGCTGACCCGTCGGAAGCAGTTCCATGGAAGTGTCCGCATGTATTTTATTGATTGGCTGAGAGTCTAAACCTGTTATATAGCCTTAGATTGAAAGAAAGCATCATAAACTAATTCTGGAGCTTCTTTGTTCTTACCACCAATATGCCAAGAATACGTATTTATTGGCGTATGGTCAGTCTTCCAATCATAGATGGTAACTAATGTACCTTCGATCCATAAACACCATTCACAAGTTGTCTTATCTTCTTGAGCATCTGGACCAATATTAGGTTTACCAAATACTTTTACTAGTTCTTCATAGGTAGTTTCTATATGACCTTGGAGAGAAGTACCTGTAGCATTTGATGCTTTGGTAATTGTCATTCGATTTTCTCCTGGAGTTTCATCAATTAAAGAATTTTTAAATTTTCCCATGATTTTCTCCTAGTATTGAATAGTTTGGCCAGTTAAAACATCCACAACCTCTTCGCCACCGAAAGTAGCCATCATCTCAAACTTTTCTTCGTCTGAGTGGCCATACTTTTGACGATTTGCAACATATTGAGCTAAGAATTTAGCATCCTCAATTTCACGAGCTTCTAAAGAGTTTTGTAGATCAGATAATTGAATTACTCCATCAGCAACAGCCATTTCTAAGATATCGCCTGGAACGATATTGTCTGATGATACCCAACGAACTACAGGACCAAGGTCGCTGTTAGTTTCATCAAAGTAAAATTCATGAGGCTGATCAGCTAGAACTGCTACGCCTCTACGGTTAAACTGACCTTGATTGGTATTTGGATTATATTTGTCTTTAAGAATTTCTACTGTTGCGTTTTTAGTTAAGTAAGTCATTTAATCTCTCCATTTAATTAATTACTGTAAGAACATTATATCAAATAAAAGAATTAATGTAAACGTTTTTATTGTAAACGTTTTTATTGATAATTTTGAGCAATAAATTCAGCTTCAGGCACTCTGGTATGAGTATTGAGACTTCCTAGGACGACCACGGTTCGATAACCTCGGTCTGTTGATAGATACATCACTAAACACCCGCCAGCTTGCCGTGTCCACCCGGTTTTACTAACTAAGATATCCTGTCTAGTACCTATTAGAGGATTAGTGTTTCTAAAGAATATCCATTTCTTTCTAATCTTTACTTCTACTCCTGATTGAGAAGACGCCGATATGATCTCAGGATATTTTGATGATTCTTTTACTAGTTTAATAAGTTCTTCCGCTGTACTTTTATTTCTTGGATCTAAACCAGATGAATCATATACTCTGCTATTAATCATTTTAAGCTCTTGAAGCTTTTCATTCATTCTATTAACACAAGACTTATATCCACTTGGATA